ACCGCTGGAGTCGATACGGGCACGCTCTGTGTTGTTGGTATAAAAAGTTTGAAAATAATTTGTTGCAATACCCCCTAAACGCACTTCGCCAGTAGCTGTATTTGATGAAAACACCGCTGTTGGCGATCCACCGTTTGCAACAATTTGATACCCAACAGTTTTGTTTATTGAGTTTTCTCTGGCCCAAACATACGTGCCGTCTGCCAAATAAACTTCTAACTTTGCCCCCGGCGAACTCGTCCCAATACCCACATTGATATCGCTTGCGGTGTATAGGCTTGTGCTGGTTAGGCGCATTTTTTCGGAGGAATTAATCCTGAAGCGAATATCGCCTGCACCTAGAGCCTCAAGTAATAGCGGGTCTGCACCATCTGCATTTGCAACTAAATGCGTACCAATATTGTCGGCGTAGAATCTGCCGCCTCTAGCATTATCAGATCGCAATACTTGAATAACACGAGTGGCATTAGCCGATAAAGTAGCTCCATCAAAAGTCAGCGCACTACCCGTAGCCAAAGCACTTGTGCTTGAGGCGTACACCACACCATTTGCGGTAAATGAAGTTAAGCCTGTGCCGCCGTTGGTTGTAGCCAAAGTGCCAGCAAGCGTTACAGCGCCTGTTGTACCCGTGCTAGGCGTAAAGCCTGTAGTACCCGCACTGAAACTAGAAACACCCAATGATGAAAGATTTGCCCACGTTGGTGCTGATGCCCCGTTGCTTTGCAAAATTTGCCCGGCAGTGCCAGCAGCAGTAAACGCATAAGCTGTACCCGTACCATAAGGCACAGCACCAGCAGTAGGCGTTGCAATGCCATTTGTGCCACCATTAGCAACAGCAAGCGTGCCAGCCAATGTAATTGTGCCGCTACCTGTAATAGGGCCACCGCTTGTGGTTAGCCCCGTAGTGCCACCAGAAACGTCCACCGATGTGACAGTACCGCCACCATCTGCAACCCACTCTAAATCAGTTGCACCGCTGTTTAAGCCCAAGCGTTTGCTGCCGTTACCCGTGTAGCTAGGCAACAAGTTTTGTATGGCTGCTGCCGCTGTAGTAGCGTTTGTGCCGCCTTTGTTGATAGGCACAGTTAACAGGCTAATGGTGTTGCCAGTAATGTCAATTGGGCTTACACCAGCGTATGCAGTGCTGGTTAATGGGCCAACATCTTGCTGCGTGCCGTTAGTGTAAAAAATCCGCAAGTATTGCAGCGTGCTAATCGTTACCGGGACAATGCTGCTAATGCCGTTACCCGCTACGCCCCTGTCAATGGTGATGGTTTGCGATGCAACAGGCGTTAATTGAACAGTGATATTGTTTGCATCCGTGACGGATACAGTAATGTTTGCCATGTTTGTTCCCCTTTGTTAAACGACCACCACACCATCGCTGCGAACCAAAAACATCAAAAATATGATGTTGTCCTCTGCTGGTGTAGGCGATACCGCCGGGAAACTCATTTTTATGCGCCCCGTAAAACAAACAGGGTTTTCAGCGTTAATGTCTAACTCAGGGTCACTTGTAATCAAGCCCCAAGCGGTATCATCAATTTCAAGCGTAAAGCTGCCAGAAGCATCTATGCGGTTGGATATGGTCAACGATACGGGCGTAGGCGTGGGCGTGTAGTTGTTTACAGAAAAACTTAAGCCATTGCGCGTATCCACAAGGTTAGATACTGTGCGCCGCACAATTTGCGCTCCAATGGTCACACCAGTTAAGTTAACAGGCGTAGCACCATTTGTAAGAACAAGATTCCAATACGTTTTTTGGTTGTAAACCAATTCACCAGAAATTACAGGGTTGTTAAACCCGCTAACTTGGGTGATGGTATTTTGTGAAAAGAGTGCGATGATTTTACCCTGCCTTCCAGATGTTTCCCTGTACTCAGGTGTTGACGCTCCCCGCGTACTCGCAAGGCTACGAATCTTGTCTTGTTTTGATTGTACTTTTTCTAAATAAACATCACACCTGTGCTTGATAAATTGTTAAGCTAACGTTAGAACTCATTGGTCTTGCTGATGTAGGTACAGTTATTAAACCATTTGCATCACATACAAAATTACTTTGTGTAGGGGCGTACGCTTTTAATGTGTAAGTACCTGACGTGACTTGAAAAATAGGCACAGTATAAAAGCCAACACCCGCAGTTCTTGAAGTTGAACTAAATGTAAAATATAAACCAACTAAATCACTCCCTGACCCTTCCCATACCATATTATTTGCAGAATCAAATATTGCTAAACGACAATCAATTTGCATACAAACGGCACTGGAATAACCAGTTAAAGTTACAGCAGCACCACCAACAATACTAATAATAGCCAAACTAGGTTTAGTAATCGTAAACGTACCAATAGTACCCCAAATTGCTGTGCTTTGATATTGAACTGTATTTGCGCCGTAACTTGTACTTGTTATTGCAGTAAACCCATTAATAAAAGCTGACACTCCATTAAATACAATATTTGTTTGGTCATTACCAAATGCAAAATTTCCATTTGCGTAAATTACGCCACCAGTACCCACCATTGAATTTCCAGACAACGCCGGGCTTGAGCCTGATGTAAAAGTGCCTGTATTGGTTAATGAACCTGTATTTGCAGATATAGCAGATAATGAACCAACTTTTAAATTGCTTAAATAAGGCACGTTCCAAACAGTGTTGCCTGTAGTTGGGCTATATACGCCATCGCTTTGGTACATATATTCGCCAGCAACCAAAACCATAGGCGTTGCAACCCATGTTTCAGAACCGCCCCAACTATTGGCTGGCGGAAATGTTGTGCTGCCTGACGTTGTAATATTTGCTGGCGTGCTATTTAACGGGTTTACTGTAGATTTGGCATAACAGATTCTGGACGATGCGCCCGTTTCACCAGAAAAGCCAGAAGCAACAATGCTTGCTGTAGTCCAATTAATGGTTGATATTGCCGTGGTTGTTGCATCAACCAATCTAACTGTTGCAGCCCATAAGGTAAACCCTGCGCTTGGTGACGTTGTTATTGTTTGCGTCCACCCGCTAGGGTCTGCAAATGCGCCTGTTGCCCATGTATAAGTGCTAGTACCCGTTGGGCCTGATGGCAATGTTGCCGCCCATTGATAAACAGTTGGTGATGCGGTTTGCACAGCATTGCCACCAGAAATAGCAGCAATGTTGACGCCTGTTGTCCAATCAACCGATGTAGAGCCTGTTCCAGCAACAGCCACAATTTGCTTTGATGCTGCCCACAATGAAACGCCGGGCGTGCCGGGGTTAGCTGGCACAGCAACTTCCCAACTATATAACCCGCTGTAACTGGTATTTGCGCCCGTTGCCCATGTATAGGTACTTGTGCCCGTGGGGTTTGTTGGCGCACTTGTTGACCATTTATATAAGTAAACAGTTGCTGTTTGATTACCCGCTGCGCCGGGCGTGCCAGTAGCGCCGGGGTCTACAAACGTGAATTGCAAAATTGCATTTGCGCCTTGGCTAACAACGCCTGTTGATGATTTATAACGCACAGGCACAGTAAGCGTTGCAGGGCTGCTAGTCATTGCCGTGGGTATTGCCCATTGCGCGTATGTGCCGCCATCAGTAGGTGCGCTTAACGTCAAGCCATTAGTGGTAACAATATCGCCATTGCCCGTGGTGCTGCTGCCGCCAATACGCCAAGTATTGTTTACGAATGACCCAGCAGAATCGGTTTGTGCAGTTACAAAATCAATTGACCCACCCGCTGCGCTTCCATAAAGTTGTGTAATTAACCCAGTAAATACAGGCGTGGGCGTTAAGCCGCTTGTTCTTGGCACAAGCATCGTGACAGGTGAAAATGTTGCCAAAAATGTACCTGCAACCGCCGTTGTTGTTGGGTTTGGCGACCATGACAATGCCGTAGATTGCGCTGAAAGTAATGATGCGCTAATTTCGTTTTGTACTTTGTACGCAAAATAATATGTACCCGTGGGCATTTGTATATTGGTAAAAGTAAAGTTGGTTGAAGGTGTATATGCGTTGCTTTCTGAACTGCTTTGCGTTGCATATACCAACCAATCACTTGCGCTTGGCGTTGCCACAGTTGTATAAAACAACGTAAACATTGTTACGCGCCCCGTTGCAGGTATATAAATGGTTACATCAAACGTTGGAACAGTTGCCGTAGGCAATTGATTTGAAACTGTTGGTGCAGCTAATACGCTGAAATAACTGGGATTTGCTAAATTGCTGTTTGGTGCGGGTGCGTATTGTGTGATTGTTGCGTCATCGTAAACTTGCGCGTTATATTCAATTAAATCAATAGTGGCAGACAAATCCCCCGTACCATGCGATTGTTCCGCAACTTTCATCACCCTAAATAATTTATCTGTCCAACCATAGTCTGCATTGGTAACGCTAACAACATCGCCAGCATCGACTTGAATGCCGGGGTATGGCGTGCTAAATGCTACGATTAAATCTTCACGCGCTTGCTCTAATTGCCTGTTAGCAAGGTATTGAGCTTGCACACTGTCATTAACCAAATCCAGCGTAATGCTTAATTTGTTTACGGGTTCGTTAGGATATAACAAACCAGATGGCGTTTCGAGATAAACGTAATCTGTTTGGTCGCGGTTAAGTTTGTTTGGAAAACTTGCTTGTATTTGGTTAATGCTGCTGGTCAGGTCATAACTGCTAACCCGAATGTCAGACATGATATTGCTATCATTAAAAGCAAAACCAGTTGCCTCTGCTTTGTTAATAACAATTGCCCATTTACCCGTGGTAGCGTTGTATTGTGTCCAGCTATCGCACGCGGACATGATGCGATCAATGTTTTGCAAACAATCTAAGCCTGTATCTAGCACGCCATTTATTCTGTACCGCGCTTGCGTTGCTGAACCGCCGCCGCTAGGCGTGTAGGCAATGGTTGCGTCTGAATACGCGTTTAATGCCGTTGCTGTAGTGGCATCAACAATTTCAAATCAACTGCCAACGGCAACTGTGCCTAGCTTTGATGTAACTATTTATATCCCGACAACGGGGCGCGTCACAATGTTTACGTTGTTTTATACAACTGTGGCAACGCCAAGCGCAGGGGATTGGTTGGTTTATGGTTCACAAAGCAGTTCTGAAAGCAACGCGTACACGCCATCAACCAATTTTACTTTTACCAATATACAAATGCCCACGGGCACATATTATTTTGCGTATAAAGTACAAAACGAAATTAGCGCATCGTTGCTTTCAGCGCAATCTACGGCATTGTCATGGTTGCCAAATCCAACAACAACCACAGTTTCAGGAACAC